CTGAAGCCGTCCAGCAACTCAACACTAATGGATAACATCCTCCACCTGTGACTGAGTTACCTCTCCTGACTCAGTTACTCAAAAGGGCTCTGCTAACCGGCAGAGCCCTTTTGCTGTTTTGTTAAGAGCGTCACAGACCTCGGAGATAGTAGGGAGAGCTTACAAAGTGCAGATCAATACCACTGTAGATTCCTATATCAACGGAGTAATGGACGGCACTGTCGTTGTTGGTGCGTGGATCAAGAAAGCCATTCAACGCCACTTACGTGACTTGGAACGCACAGACATCTGGTTCGATCCTGCCGCAGCAAATGATGTTATCGACTTCTGTCAGTTCTTCTGCATTCCTTCTGCGCAGCATACGCCCATAGTTTTGATGCCGTGGCAGCAAGCTTTTATCTCCATCCTCTATGGGTGGAAGCGCCTTGATGGAACACGTCGTTTCCGCCGTGCATATCTGGAAATTGCTAAGAAGAATGGCAAAACAGGCTTAGCAGCAGCGCTCAGCTTGTATCACCTTCTCGGTGATGGTGAAGAGGCTGCTCGTGTGTTCATTGCCGCAACTGCGCTGAAACAAGCGCGTGAGTGCTTCCATGAGGCAGTTGCGATGCGCGACCATAGTCCTGAACTTCATGCGCTCATCAACAAGAATGGCAACTCACCTGTCCACGCCCTTTACGTACCAAAATCAAACTCGCGCTTGTCTCCGATGACGCGCGGTTCAGATTCTCAGGATGGCGCTGTCGTTTCCGCAGCCATTCTTGATGAATTACATCGCTGGAAGCTCACTGATAACCTCTGGAGCATTCTCCGCTACGGTGGTGACACGCGCACGCAGCCAATGTTGATTTGCATCACGACGGCTGGCGCATCGGAAGGCAAGAGCACGCTTTGCTGGAGTGAGCACGAGTACGGCTGCAAAATTCTCGATAGAGTTATAGACGATGATGAAATCTGCCCGTTCATCTTTTCGCTCGATCTCAAAGATGATTTCAAAGACCCCAAGAACTGGATTAAACCAAATCCATCGCTCGGCGCCATTCTCCCACTGTCGGCATTAGAAAATCAGTTTAGGGAAGCTGAAGGCAAACCGACCGCAATGGGTGAGTACAAGCGGTATCGGTTAAACATCTGGTCCGATCAAGCAGCCCTGCCTGCAATAGACATTGATAAGTGGGATCTGTGCTGCGTCGAAGACATCACTACCCACCCTGACCCCAAACGCCTGAGGAAAGAGGCTATAGAACGGCTAAAAGGAAGGCTGTGCTTTGGTGGCTTCGATTACGCTCCACAAATTGATACATCTTCATTAGTGTTGCTCTTCCCGCCTTTAGTCTTCACTGAACGCTGGAGCATCATCGAATATTTTTGGTGTCCAGAGGCACATCTCGATGACCGCGTGAAGCGAGATCGCGTTCCCTACGATGTGTGGAGAGATGACGGCTTCATCGTTCCGACTCCAGGAAATCTCACGGACCCTCGCTATATCACAGGTCAGTTTGCCGCCGTAATTCAGCAATTCAACGTGAAAGAAATTGCCTATGATGCCGCGTGGGCAAGCGAAGTCATCAGGATGCTAGCTGAAGAGCAATTCCCGATGGAAAAGTTAGTTCCGTTTCCGCAGACGCATCTTCGCATGAATGCACCGTGTCAGGAACTCATGCGCAAACTCATCCGCCAAGAGTTTGCCCACACTCGCAATCCGGTGATGCGTTGGCAAATGGGCAATCTGAAATGGAACACACAGCACGGAACTAACTTCATCAAGCCTGACAAGCTGCGTGATCGAGACAAGATCGATGGTTGCACGGCACTGGTACAAGCTCTTGGGCGGTCAATGGCAGAAGAGAACTTGGTAAAAGTCAAGAAGCCTTTCTTCGTAGTCACCTCCAAGTAACTGTCACACCTTTTTAGTAATCATGAGAGGAGTCCTATGTCGAGAGCACGCAAAGTAGATCACAAAGCAGTTGAACAGTACGCCCAGCAGCATCCTGAAGCAATTCAAACAGACATTGGGCGGGTGTTCGGTATCACGCAGGGTTCTGTGGGTCGGATTCTGCGTCGCGCTTCATTGACTAATACCCATCGTGGAGTGCCCCGCAAAGCAACAAAGCCGCCAAAGGGTACGTGGGCAGAATGCGCTTATTTTTACTGGGATAAATACCTTGAACGACTTGGGTTCGGTGTGTCGCGGGGTGAAAAGCTCGGGCGCCAACGCATTCTTTATGGCTACGACCCGCTCCAGCAAGCTCTTCAGGATGAGAGCGCCACGCTGTTAGAGGAGGACGAGTCCGAAGGGGTTATTGAGCCGCTATATGAGCAGTGCTCCATTGAGCGCTACTTGCCCGCAACGGCTCCCGCGTCCACCGATGATGGAGACACATGCCTCTAACCTCACTCAATCTGAATACCCAGCCATCACATACCTTCCGCAATAGCGGCGCCTCTACGCTGGCTGCTCCGTCTGCCGATTTGATACAGGCACTTCTCGGTTTCCCCGCTGCTGCGGGAAAGCCAGTTACTCGTGAGACCGCGATCCGCGTTGCCGCTGTTCTCTCTTCTGTAAAGACGCTGGCAAATGACATCGCCAAACTTCCGTTGATTCTGCACGAGACTACCACAGTAGGTGGTCATCAGCGAAGGCAGCATGCGATCAGTGATCCGCTCTATTCACTCTTGAAGGACATCCCAAACCGCTGGCAGACGAGCTTTCAGTTGCGCTGGTTCTTAGCCAGCCAGTTGATTATGAATGGCAACTGTTTTTGCCAGAAGATCATAGACCAGAAGGGTGATGTTGTCGAACTCATCCCGCTCGATGCTTGGTCGATGTCGGTAAAGTGGGATTTTACTGGCGGTCCTAATCCGCAGAAAGACGTACGCACAGGGCAAACTGTTCCCGTTCTGTGCTGGCACTACTACGGCGATCACGGCGTTCCACTGAAGTTTTATCAGAGCGATCTTTGGCACGCGACTTCTCACAATCACTTAGGAATTGGCGTTGAAGGTGCATCTCTGATCGCGCTCGGCAAAGAAGCCATAAGCGTTTTGATTGCCGCAGAAGAATATGCAGGGCGCAACTTTGCCAACGGTCTCGGTATGGGTGGTTTTATTTCAGTTCCAGCCGACTCTACGATAACTGAAGAGCAGGCGCAAAACACGGTTGACCGTCTCAAGAAAGACTTTTCTGGTTCACAGAACGCTGGCAAGTTCACGCTGCTTCCGGGAGGCGCTAAGTTCGAGAAGATGACGTTCAATCCGCAAGAGTCGCAGCTACTTGAGTCGCGGAAGTGGAATGAAGAGGAAGTCGCGCGGATGTTCGGCGGTGCGCCGTTGGTAGTGAAGTTGGGTCTGGGAGCGCAGAACAGCACGTATGCATCCAGTTCTGCTTTTCTTGGAGAGTATTTCCACACCTCGATTCTTCCGTATACGACGGTAATTGAGCAGACGATCAAGCGCGACCTGATTCCGAAAGCAGAGTGGAGCACGAAGTACGCCAAACATTTTGCGGATGTGATCCTGTACGGCTCGCCTGATGACCGCGCTAAGACGAACCAAGTTCTCATTGCTTCTGGGCAGATGACACTGAACGAAGCTCGCGCCAGTGAGGACCGCGATTACATCGAAGGCGGCGATGTTCTTGTAGTGGCTGCCAACTCCAGTGTCTTTGATATTGATAAGCAGGAATGGTTCATCCCCGGACAGTTGCAGCCCACTCCAGGCGCCGCTGCTGACACTCTTCCGCCTCCGGCAGAAGAAGATGAGCCAGATTCTGACGGTGATGATGCTCCGACCGCCAAAGTGAAGACACGGCTGGCAGCCATTGCAAATTCATTAGCTGAACGCATTCTGCGCAAGGAACAGAAGTCAGGAGCAGCCACGCCGTCGTTTGTGCGTGAAGTCCTTGATTGCAGTTTAGAAGCAGCTACCAAGTATTGCTCTAAGCGCAAAGACATAACTGATGAAGAAGCGCGCATTGCCCTCATCAGTTTAGTGATGGGTGAAGAAGCGTAACAGGTTTTCAGACACAGTGAGGGAGAACTTTAAGAGTGTGTCCAGTCTATTTGATTACGTGTTTGCTGACTCTGATGCAGTATGTCGGCTGCTGCCCATCTGGGAAATCAGTTGAGGAGCGCTTTGAGCAGCATCTCGGCGGAAAAGGAAATGCTTCTTATCTCAGAAATGCAATCGAGAAGTACGGACCTGAGCATTTCACTATTGAGCAGATAGATGCTGGCTGCACGCCTGATGAAGCTCTTGAACTTGAAAAGATTTGGATCGCTGCACTGAACACGAAAGCTCCCAATGGTTACAACCTGACCGATGGGGGTGAAGGCACAGCAGGTTACGTGTATACGGACAAGCATAGGCAGAAAATCAGTGAAACCAGCCTCGGCAGAACGCATTCTGACGATACACGCAACAAGTTGAGCGCTCTTGCTAAGGTTCGCCGCACAAACACATGGCTTGGTGCTCCACTAGAACGCCGTGCAAAGCACAAGCGTGCAATTGCTGCTAGCTGGGAAGATCCAGAGATAAGAGAGCGACACCATAAGGCACGTGTAGACGGCTTCACAGATGAAAGAAAGAAGGCAGCAGCCGCTAGATTAAAGGCTGTGTGGGCAGACCCTGTGCGCAGAGCACAACTTTTAGAAGCAAGAAGGGTGCAACAGTGAATAAGAATAAGTTTTTCAACGCAGTGCAGGACGGAAACACACTGACTCTGGCATTTTATGATGCCATCGGTGAAGACTTCTTTGGTGAGGGCATCACTCCCAAAGCGGTGACTGAGGCTCTGTCTCATGGAGACTACACAGCTATTACGCTGCGTTTGAATTCCCCCGGCGGTGATGCTTTTGCTGGAGTAGCTATCTACAACCTGCTCCGCGCGTGCAGCAAGCCGATCAACGTAATCGTTGATGGAATGGCTGCTTCTGCTGCTTCTATTATCGCGATGGCTGGTGACACGATCACTATGAATCAAGGCAGCGTCATGATGATTCATGAAGCGCAAGCAATGGCAATGGGCGATAGAGCAACCATGCTGAAGATGGCGGACACTCTCGAAACGGTGACAGGTTCTCTTGCAGACATCTATGCAACGCGCACAGGCACTGCAAAAAAGGACGTACTTGCAATGCTGGCGGTCGAAACATGGTTTGATCCGAAAGATGCTGTAGCTAAGAACTTTGCAACTGCTATTGGCAAAGACTCTGCTATTGCAAACCATTTTGACCTGTCCCCATTTCAGTTCAAGCACATTCCTGAGGAACTGAAAAACGTCGTCAAGACCCGCGAAGTAGACGGTGAGCACCTCACCGCCGGTGACTTCGTTTACGTCGGTAACGCGGACGATACCAGCACTTGGTCTCTCCCCTGGCATTTCTCGTCTGATGAAAAAACGAAGAGCCATCTGCGCGATGCGCTGGCTCGCTTCGATCAGGATGAGGTTATCCCTGCCTCGCACAAAGATGAGGCGTATGCAAAGCTGCTCCGCCTCTGCAAAGAGCATGGGATCGAAGTATCGCAACGTGGCAAGGCGAAGAATGAGGTCGATTACTCGATTCGCTTGAAGCAGATTCAGTTGGAGAAGAGAAAGTAATGTATCAGAAGACTCTCACCTACGCCGAGAACCCTGTCATCACGCCTGAGCGTCTTGCTGCATTTGGGCGCTTTGATGTTCCGCAGCAGTACATCTCTGGAAGTTCCCCGGCCACGCAGACTGACGACTACTCGCTTCTTGAGGTGTTCATTCAAGCTGCGACGGAGCAGGTCGAGATCATGGCGCAGACCGCGTGCCAGACGGAGCAGATTCTCCTGACGCTCGACTTCTTCCCAAACACGCAAGACCCTCGCAACTTTTTGCAATATGAACTGACTTACGCTTTCGCAATTACCCCGTGGTGGTGGTGGGGATTTCCTACGAAAGACAGCATCGAGCTTGTCCGCCGTCCCGTACAGGTTCCGAAGCTGACTGGCACCGCAGCCAACATCACGGCTGTTTCCGTTGCTGGAAACGTTGTCACAGTGACTTGTGACAATGATTTTGCGGAAGGCAACGTAGTGGTGATTGCTGGTACGGCCGAGGGTAATGTTTACAACCCGACGACCACGCCCAGCACGATTCCCTTTTTGAATGGCGCTCCGCTGACCGTGCTGACGGCAAGCGCCACTCAGTTTACTGCTGCTTTCAACTTCTACAACCTTGAGAGCGGAAACCAAATGGTTCCGCAGACGTACACGAACAACGCTGACACCGGAACTGCGCAAGTGTGGTCGAATCCGTGCCTCATTACTTATTACGACCAAAATGGCATCTTGCAGACTTGGAACACGACGAATTATTCGGTCATGTACGACAAGATTTGCTTGGCCGTTGGCAACTGGTGGCCGTTGACTGACCGCCGTCAGGATTGCATCCAGATTTCTTATTGGGCTGGCAATACTTCTACGCCCTCTTCCGTAGACGCACGGTTGCAGATGGCCGTGATGTATCTCGCCAATCACATGTGGGAAAACCGTTCAATCGTCACTGTCGAACCGACCAGCGAAGTCTTCCACACGCTTTGCTTGATGCTGAGCGCCTTCCGTACATACAGGGTGCCCCGATAAATGAGCTTACCGAAAAAGCTGTCAACGAATGTTCGCTACTTGCCGTCCAGCGCGTTCAATTCGTACATCGCGATTCAGAACCCGAACGCGGGACAGGCGGCGGACGGAACGCCGAATGCTCCGGCGACTGTGGCACAGAACATTCACGCGAATGTATCGCCGTGGCGAAGTCGTGAAGTAGACAAGACTCAGGATCGCGTTGGCATTTCAGCTTACAAGATCGTGGTGCGCTACCCGAAGACTTACTCGCTAGATGGCGGGATGCAGATTCTGGTGCGGTCACAGCTTCACAACATTGACAGTTTCTACGATCCAGACGGCCAGCAGGTTGAGCTTCACATCTGGACATTCGTGACTGACGACACGGTCACAGCAGGGACAGGCAACTAATGGCGGTAGAACAGGGCATCTACGAACTCGTGAATGCAGACACCTCCATTGATGCGCTCAGCAATGGCGTGTACTGGATTCTTGCGCCAAAAGGCGTGGCCGTCCCGTACATCGTTTTGTCTCGTGTCGCCACAACCGATGTTTACACCATGAACGGCGCAACAGGAATGCGCTCTGCGCTGTTTCAGGTTGACTGTTATGCGACGGACTATTACACGAGCCGTTCCATTGCTTTGGCAGTTCGGCAGTTGCTGGAATCGTACAGGGGCAATCTCCCTGATGTGAACTCTACGGCGGTGGCTGCGGTGTTGACCGAAAAGGATTGGGACATGCCGTATGAAGAGGGCAGCGGCAAAGGTTTCGTGTATCGCGCTCTGCTGCAATTTCGCGTTTGGTACTACGACGCTGCCATCTCTATTGCCCCTGCTCCTGACCTCACGACCATTATCGAAGGCGGATCATTTTAATGCCTATTATTGACGCACTTATCGTTCTGGCTAACGGCGCTGCTGCTGACCTTCCTTCTTCGGCGGAGGGAATCGCTGCTGCTCTGAATGTTCCAGTCGTAGATGTACAGTCAGGAATTCCATTCTTCTGCACAGATAGCGGCTTCTTGTACATGTGGAATGGCACGGCCATGGTTCAGATCGGCGCCACGGGCTTCATCAGCCCGATGCTGGCTGCTGGCGATTTGATTTATGAAGATCCGTCGCTTGGAGCAGCCCGCTTGCCGATTGGAACGTCAGGTGAGGTGCTCACCGTCGTCAATGGCTTGCCAGTATGGGCAGCGACAGCGCAGAGCACCAACTTTGAAGCGAATGGCTCTACGCTCAGTTCTGACAGCACGATCAACTTTGAAGGGGATGGAACGTACATTGCCGCCAGCAATCCCTCGGCTGGCAACGTCAAGTTTGCTCTGAACTATTCGGCGCTCGTCTCCGCGCTAGAGACCTCGTTCGATGCAGCATTCGATGCTTATGGCTCTGCTGCATCTGCGCTGTCTGCTGCTGGGAGTTTCGCAACATCGGCTATAGCAACTGAAACGTCCCGCGCTGAGAGCGCCGAAGCGCTGCTCGCTCCGAAAGCCAGTCCGACATTCACAGGCACCGTGAGTGGTATCACCGCAGCAATGGTTGGCGCCGACGCTTCTGGCGCTGCGGCAACGGCACAGTCGAACGCGGAAAGCTTTGCAACGGCTGCCGTAGCAACTGAAACCTCGCGTGCTGAAGCGGCTGAAGCGCTGCTGGCGCCGTTGGCAGGTCCGAGCTTTACTGGCACTGCAACAATACCGACCGCAGCAGTCACCACGCTGAGCGGCAATCCGAATTTCAGCGGAACGCCTACGTTTGCTTCCGGCGCGGGACTCGGTTCTGGCACATTCTCAGGCGCTGCTACATTTTCAGGCAACCTGATTTTCACAGGTAGCTCTACGACGACGCTTGGCACTGCGACCACGAGCGGTAACGAGATTCTTCAAAACACCGCCCCGACCGTCACTGGCTCCGCTACATCTCTGGCTTTGACGCAAGCCACTGTGTCTGGAAGCAACGTTGTCTATGCTTTCGCCAGCCAGTCGGGAGCGGCGGGCAATGCTTGGGTCGATGCTTCCGTCACCATCGCCGGATTTACGAATGCCGGGAACAACGGCACTTTTATCATCACGGCATCAACCACCAACTCATTCACGGTCGCGAACGCCTCTGGTGTGAATGAAACACACGCAGCGACAGCAATCAGTTCAACCGTAGTTCATTCGCCCGCTCTCATCCTTGCAGGTACATACGGCACAGGCACCAACGATGCTTCTGGTACAGACTCATGGACAATTCAGACAGGCACCACCAAGATCGGAACGGTCAATGCGGCTCCCACTGGACCGAATCCTAATTCTGCTCTCATCATTTCGCATACGGGTTCGACTGGCATCCCTTACTTGGTCATTCCCGGATATATCACCGCACCAGTGGGCAACGGTATCGTGCTGGACGTGAATAACAACGGCGGCTCTGTTGAGTTCACCATGCAGAACGGTAGCTACACCGAAGGCTACGTCGCATGGGGATCAGGCGGCGCGGCTCCGTTTGGCTTGCAGCTTGGCACCAGCAACCAGAATTATCCGATATTCGTTCAAGGCTGGACGACAACAGGAACCACTTATCCTTGCGTAGCAATCGGCAACGCCAACGGCGTGAGCCTGACCGCAATCAGCGGAACGCAGGTTGGCTTGGAAATCGGGCGTAACGCTGGAACTGGTGTCACTGGCACATTCACGTTCGCCCCTGTTGTTGGAACAGCAAACTTCCAATGCGTGAAGATCGATCCGATCATCAACCAGTTGCTCAATACATCTTCCCCAAGCAGCTACTCAGTCACGAGCAACGTGGCAACGTTCGTGCTGCCAACGATGACGCAGGCATTCTCTAACACTGGCTCCGTCACTATCGCTGGTGCCACGGGCGGCAACGCATTCCTCAACGGCACATGGACGGTTAGTGGAACTCCGACCACGACGCAGCTGAAGCTGAACATCACAAACGCCAACGTCAGCAGCACGGCTCTGTCCGGTGTTACTGCATCTCAGCAAGCGACCGGCAATTACACCGCATTGCTGGTAAATCCAACGGAAACAGCAGTCGGCGGAACAGGTGCGCTGCTCGACCTTCAGGTGGGCGGTACATCGAAGTTCACAGTCAATAATAAGGGTCACATTATCAACGGCGTCGCCGACTCGCAGGGCAGCATCACTTCCTCTAGCGGCACCACGGTGTCATACAGCTACGCTAATCAGTACAACTCCACGCCGACCGTGGTTGTAACCCCGACAACGAACGCAGGTGCATTCTACCTTTCGTCTTCGACCAACACAGGATTCACGATCACCTACGCGAACTCAGGTGCTCAGACTTTCAATTACATGGTTGAAGGAAACCCGAACTAAAAGAGGAACAACATGATTTTACTCAGCCCAGCATACGTCACAACTGTGCAAGCCACGATGAACGGTCAGACGACAACCACCACTACCGATACGCTGTTCGTGTCGGCGGTGAGGATCGACTTGCTGGCGGGAATTATCTACGCGACGATCCGGCGGGGGACCGGAAACTCTCCGTTCGCGCCGAACATGCCTAACCTTGACGTTGTGGTCAACCAGAATGGCTCGTTCTTTTCTCAGGACGGCTCGTGGTCTGGAACCATCAGCGGCGGAATCTCGTCCCTTATCTCTTCTCTGAAATCACAGTTTGACCAGATGATACTCGCCTCTGGTGCAATCACGGGAACGCAGGAATAAGCTAACAGCCGCTCAATAGGACAGGTCCTACAGTAGGGAATGACCCTTCCGATGTATCCGCTCAAGTTAACTCTTCCGCTTTTTAGCCGCCCATCGGGCTTTTTGAGCAATGCTCATGGCTTTGCGTTGAGCGTTTGTCCATTTGTGAGCTTTGCGCTTGAGCGGAGTCGTTGCAGTAGCGGCTGGTGTGTGGTTCGTCGCGCCATCATCAAGGAGCGCTACGACCTTCTGGAGACGGGAGATTTCAGCTTTAACAGCATGGAGAATCTGTTGTGTGTCCATGCCGGAAAGTATAACAGCAACGACCCCATGTGATTTTTGAGCCGCTATATGTAAGTGAACACAAGGGCAGAGCAGAGCCTCAAGGCGAAGACGACATCCTACAGTACCTTCCATCAACCCACGGTTGATGCGACACGTCATTCCCTCCTTTTGTTCACTTCCAGAAGCTCATGCCCATTGAAATTGAAGGCTTAGCTGACCTTTCGAGACTGCTGACGGAAGAGTCACCAGCAGCAGCGAAGCGCTATCTGTCGCGGTGCGCCGAGCCAGCAGCCGAAGTCGTTATAGAGGCGGCGCACGCGACCGTCCCTGTTGATGTCGGAGTGCTGGAAGAACAACTGGGCTGGAAAAAGGAATGGTCCTCTGGCGATGGTGAGACGGCGCTGGAAATAAACATCGGACCTTTGAAATCTGCGTGGTGGGGATCACTACAGGAATTTGGTACGAGAACCAACCCTGCCCAACATTGGCTTTCGAGAGCTTGGGAATCGTGCAAGGACAAAGTACTGGATGTCTTCGCAACTGAAGCGGTTGGACTCGTTCAGGACTTGGAGAATAAACGGTGATTGATTTCCCAAGCGTCAGTGTATTGCTGCCGAGTGCAAACGGTAGGTTTGCTGGTACTGCTCTCAATTGCTTTCTCGCCCAAAGCTACAAAGGCGCGATGGAATTGGTGATCGTTAACAACGCGGAAGATGACGAGCTTTTGTTCAGAGTAAGCAAGCTCGTCAAGTCTGAAAGCGTCGAGATCCTAGATGGATTCACCGGATTCAGTGCGCTGCTTGCAGACGGGCAGAGAGTGACATTCCTGTCCTTACCGCACCGACCGATAGGCGCTCTTAGGAATACGGGCAACTGGCATGCGCGTGGAGACATTGTCGTTCACTTTGATGACGACGACTGGCAACACCCAGACCGCGTGAGTCAGCAAGTCGCAAGGTTGTTGGATACGGGCAAGGCGGTGACCGGGTTCCATTCCAGTTTGTATTGGAATGATGATGATGGCCGCCTGTATCGCTATCACTACAGCCCTGGCCGACCACATGAGCCGTATGCATACGGCGCGAATCTGGCTTACACACGGCAGTGGTGGGAAAAGCATTCATTCCCAGAAACAGACAGCGAAGATCGCCCGTTTACTGATGCTGCTCTGCACCTGAAGCAGCTTGATTCATGCGATAGCGGCCATCTTATCGCATGTCGGATCCACGGGCAGAATCTGTGCTCGAAACAGAAGTATCTCGGAAAGCATAAGCAGTGGCCGGCAGTTGACCGCAGCGCTTTTCCGACCGAATTCTTCGCCGCCATTGATGCGGAGAAATGCAGTACAAATCAACCGCCATTGGCGGCATAACTAAGGAGTTACACAATGCCTAATCCAGTGCAAGGAATTGTCGGCATCGGCGATAGCTTTGAATTCGCCACGGCTGGCTCTCCCTCAACTTACACCGTGCTTGACGGTGTGCTGTCTGTCAGCTTCTCAGGCGACAAAGTTGCTACCGAGAAGACTACGCAGATGGGAACCGCTAACGGTGTGGATACGTTCATTTCCAGCACTCAAGACCCCGGAACTTGCGATGTGAAGTGCCTGTTCCAGCCCGGCGACTCTACGCAGGTCGCTTTGGAAGCTATCCGCCTCTCTGGCGCTGCTGTGAACATGAAGGCGCTGTATGGTTCCTCGAACAGCACTTCGTTCTCGGGCATTGTTGAGTCCATGACTCGTGCATTCCCGCTGGACAAGCCCGCCACGCTTGACGTGAAGATCAAGCTGACTGGTCCGTGGACACTGGCGTAATCGGCTTGGGGTGGTGAAAGTCCACCCCGCCATTTTACTCAGTCGCTCGGCGTTAAAGCCCGGAGTGTGGTCACAGGTTTTCTGACATATAGGGAGAGTTCACAAAATGTCAAAGCAAACAGAAATCAAAACGCGGGTAACTCCGCATTTCACCCTCATTCTCGACAGCGAAGACGGCAGCCCGGCTCGCACTTGGCGCCTCTGCTACACATACCGCGCAATTGCTCGGATCGAAGAAGCGACAGGTCTTGACCTGAAGAAGGTTGATGACTGGCAGAAGATTTCGTCCGGCAAGGACTTCCCCAAGATCGTGTGGGGTGGTTTGGAGAAATTCAATCCAGAAGTGACGCTGGATGAAGTGATAGAAGCGCTCAATCCAGAGGCGCAAAGGCTCTTGTTGGATGAGATTTTTGAATTGATGTTCCCCGGCATTGTCGAAGCGCTGAAAAAGCATCAGGTGGCGGGTGCAACTGCCGACCCAAACTTGTAGACGGCGACTCTGACCGCATAGAGGAGCCGCCCGACAACTGGTTGGACCTGTGGGCACTGGCGCGTTATGACCTCGGGCTTAGCTGGGAAGAGTTCGAGGAACTTACGCCAGCAATGTTTCAGGCGCTGTGCAAGCGCCGTAACGTTCGGATCAAGTATGAGCGGCTAGCGAATGCTCTGACAGCTTCCGTGGTGGCAAATGTGAACCGCAGCAAGGCAGACGATCCGATCATCCAGCCGTTTGATTTTATCCGTGACGGTGAGAGCGCACAGAAGAAAGAGCGGTTGGATGCAGCGAAGCGCCACTGCAAGAAAGTGATGAACGTTCCCTCGGACACATCGCGGGAAAAGGTCATGGAGATTCGCGGCAGGGCAATCAAGGACTTAGAAGCCGCTGGGTATCTGGACGCGGAGCAGATTTTCAATAGCTGCTGGCCGCATTTGAAGCCGAAGAAAGGTTAAGTAATGTCCGAGGTCGGGGCACTAATCGTAAAGCTCAGGGCAGAGACTGCCGAATTTAGGTCCGACATGGGGAAGGTCCAAGCCGACCTCGATTCTTTGAAGGGCAAGTCCCAAGAGACTGGTGAGGCTATGGATCATAGCTTCACCGAAGCTCGTGGTGGACTGATGCTTACCGAAGAGGTTGTTGGCGTTCACCTGCCTCGACACCTTAATACTCTCATCGCGCAAATCCCCGGCGTCGGCGCTGCTTTTTCAACAATGCTCCCGTTGATCGGCGTCATAGCTGCCATCGCCATTGTGGGAAAACTAATTGAAAGACATGAGGCACTTGCTGCTGCGATCAACAAAGCCGCCATTGAAGCTGGAAGTCAGGCTGTCAAAGAAGCGGACCAAAGTAAACAGATTGAGATAACCAACCTCAAGCTCGATGACCAGATAGCGAAGCTAACCCACAAACTTCCTCGCAACTACATAAAGGAAGCCATCCTTGAGTCCAGTGAGGCTATCGACAAACTGGCAGCATCCTTTGCAACCGATTTCCAGAAAATGAACACAGTCATCATTGAACAGACCGGACTGTGGGAACGCTTCAAGCGCGGCGTCAGTGATGCCTGGAGTGGTGTTGCACAGGGCAAGGGCTACGGCACAACCACTGAGGCCCTCCACAAAGTTCAGGAAGCAATGATGGGTGTAGAGCAGGCGCGGCGCAAGCTGGCTGAAGCGCCCATGGACAAAGACAGTCAGGCTGCTGGGCAACAGGCGCTGATTAGCGCACTTCAGAAACAGAAGCAGGCAATGGACGCCTCAATGCCTTCATTGAAGGGTCATGATGAGTTGCTGATGCAAATGACCTCTGCCGCTTCTTCAGCCGCTGTCGAAATCAAAAACCTCAGCACGATGGTTGAGATGGGCGGCAAAAAGAAGACTATCGCTGGTCTTGAAAGTGCCGACGAAGCAAAGGAAGCAGCAACCAAACTAATCCAAGCCAACAAAGCTGTGGCCGAATCTGTCGCGCATGCAATGGAAAACTACGTCGCCTTTGGCCGCGCACAGCGCGAAGCTTACAAAGGATCGAACAACAGCGAAGCGTTGAGCCAGACGGAAGACTTCTTCAAGTCCATCGCCGAAGCCCAGAAGAAAGCTGCTCAGGAAGAACTTCAAACCGCACAGCAGAACTTTTCCAATCAGGCAGAGGTTGCCAAAGCTTCTTTGGACCAGCAGAGGGGCGCCATTGCTAATGCATCCGAACTCGGGTTGATTAGTCGCCATGAGGCTGTCCAGCAAGAAATTGCCCTTATCCAGCGCGAGTCTGGGGCGCGTCTCGTTGCTCTGACGCAGGAAGTTGCTGCCAAGCGCCGCGCAGTGCAAGAAGAAATTGATGCTGACAACCGCGCCGCGTCCAACGTTCTCGGTGCGAATAACAGCGATAAGTCAGACCCGAAGTACATCGCTTTTCTGAATGATGCCACGAACAAGATGGCGCAGCTAGACGCCATAACCAACAAATACAACGCAGATGTGAAAGTTGCGACAACGACCGCTACAACGCAAGTCGCTGGGCTGAATGTTCAGCTTGCGAAGCTCTACCCAACTTGGCAGCAGTTCTTCAAAGAGATGAACAAGGATGTTCCCACTCTTTCTCAGAGCATCCACGGCAGCCTGCAATCCAGCGTGACGAAGTTCAATGAGAGCTTCTCACAGGGCATTGCGAAGAGCATCGTTGAAGCGAAGAGCCTGTCGTCTGCACTGAAGCAGATCGGCAGGGAAATTGTTGAGGACGCCATCGCCAATTTTATTCGCTGGAAGTTGATGAATGCTGAAAAGGCAGGGGCAGCCGAGTTCTCCAATGCACTGGCTGAGGGAACTCCGCTACCAATAGCCGTCGCAGAAGGCGCTGGTGCTTTTGCTAAAGCTCTCGCCTTTGAGCAAGGCGGAACAATCCCAGGCGCTGGCGCTGTTCCCATCATCGGTCACGGTGGGGAAACAGTAGTCACAAAAGCTTTGACCGATAGGGTCAATGCGGCTGAGGGGCGCGGTGGTAGCGCTGGCGGCGTTCACATGCACAACACCTTCGCTCCGCAGATTCATGCTGTTGATGCAGAGGGCGTAGACAGGCTGCTGGCTAAGCACGCGAGTACATTTCAGCGCCACATGGTCTCTGCCGCCAGAAAGATGAATAAGAGGTAATCATGTCTTACACCATCATGCCAACGATGCCGCTGTCTATGGCAAAGGGTCTGAAAAAGTCTCCGGCATTCAACACGGCATTTCAGAAGGTAGCGGCTGGGCGTGGGAATGCCTCTGTGTCGCTGACTCCATACGCGCTGTGGGACATGGAATTTGACCTAGACAGCATCACTGGCAATGAAGCAGTTGCTTCATCCACCGTTGCAGCATTCATGGGAACCATGATGGCATGTCAGGGGCGCAATCAACTATTCCTGTTCACTGATCCGCAAGACAGCAGTGTTTCGTATGCGAACTCTGGGATGTTGAATGTCACGAACGGTGCTGCTGCTCCGATGGGAACGACGGGCGACGGAGTCTCAACGCAGTTCCAGCTTGCCCGTTCTATCGGTGGTGTTGCGTGGGACGTTATTCAGAATCTGAACGGGAGTGCGACCGTCAAGGTCAATAGCTCCGTCGTGACTGCTGTCTCAATCTCCAGCACTGGCGTGGCGACTTTCACTTCTGCACCCGCTAGCGGCGCAACCTTGCAGTGGACCGGAAGCTTTTATTTCCTCTGCCGCTTCTCTGAGGACTCGATTGACGCAACCCGTTCTTACACCATCAACAGCGGAACGGACCAGTGGGATTTCTCCTCGATCAAGTTCAGTTCGGAGTTCGTGTAACAGGTCCTCAGACACAGTGAGAGCGCTATGAAGAGACTCATGTCATCCACGCTGATTAACTGGCTAGCCGCCAACAAGAACTGCCTCAAAGCAGACTTGTTCGCCATCACTCTGCCGACAGGAACTGTTTTCTATGCGACAGAAGGTCAGTGGAAGGTAACCCTTCTAAGCGGCACAGCGGGATGGAGCGGATCGACCACAACATTTGAAGCAAACAAGTACGGGCGCTGGCAGCGCGGAGTCATCACGAGTGAGGCTGGCTTTGATCTTAAAGCGAACACGATGGACCTCATCTGCGTGCCGCAACCCTCAACCACGTATCCCGGTCTGAGTTCGACAGGACTCTTGGCTGCGGCTGCAAACGGGCTGTTCGATGCTGCTTCGATCACGGTTTATACGGCTTACTTCGCGGCTGGGCATTACGGCACAATTCCCGCTGGCGGTATCGAAACAAAGTTTCAGGGAACCATTACATCGGTCAAAGCGATCAACCGCGTCAAGGTTGAATTCGAGTGTGGTGATCCGCTGTATCTGGCGAACCAGAAAATTCCCAACCGCACGTTTCAGCCGAGCTGTCCGTGGAGCTTCTGCGATTCCAACTGCACGCTCAGCGCCAGCAACTACACAGTAGCATTTACAGCAGAATCTGGCAGCACTCAGTATGTGCTCGGTCCGGTCACAGCATTTACGCAAGCGGCTGGCTATTTCACTCAGGGTGTCGTCACTTGCACCGCTGGCGCCAATGCTGGACTGAGCCAGACGGTCAAGCTGCACGCATCGGGATTACTGACCATGATGAATCCGTGGATGTTGCCCGTTAGCGCGGGAGATACGTTCAGCGTAATTGCTGGCTGCGACAAAACAATGACATCATGCGCCGGTCGTGTGCAAGCAAACGGCACGCCAGTCAATAACCTTTTGAACTTTGGCGGAACGCCGTTCACTCCGCCCTCAGCGACTTCACTCTAAGGACAATATGCCACTCACGACCGCACAAAGGGAAAAGCTCGTCCATGAAACAAAGTCATGGATCGGAACTCCATATCGCGGCTGGTCGCGGGTTAAGGGTCCGAAGGGCGGCGTTGACTGCGGACAAATTCTCGCGGGCGTCTACATCAATGCTGGCTTTCTGGCGCCAGAGATTGACCTGCCGAAGTATTACAGCCTCTCTGTGGCACAGCACAAAGAGTCCACGGAATATATCGACCTTATACGGAAGTACTTTCGCGAGGTTCCTGAAGCGGAAGCGCTCCCCGGTGACATCGTGGTTTACAAGCTCGGACTGGCATTCGCTCACGCCGCGCTGATTGTCGAGTGGCCGGCTTTCGTAGTTCATGCCTTTGCCCACGGCGGGGTACGCGGAGCATCGGGCGACAAGCATCCGCGCTTGATGAAGACCTCCCGGAAGTTCTTCACGCTGAAAGAGGAGTTCATTCCAGCGAATGAAACTCTGATCGAGAAGGTGGTTGCGTAATGTCAATGATTTTTGGTAGCGGCACACCCAAGCCGAAGTCGGTGAACAATGTGCAGATGACCCAGAGCACGCAGGGGTATCCGATCCCTGTTGTGATGGGACAGGCGCGTACTCATCAGTCCCTGATGTTCATCGGACCCATGCAAGAGCAGAAGGTGAGCAGCGGCGCTGGCGGCAAAGGCGGCGGCAAGGGCGCGAACCTGTATCTCTACTATGCCACTGTCGTGGCTGCACTCTCTGCAACAGAGGTCACAGCCATCGGTGGTGTGTGGACTGGCCAGTCTTGGCTCTCTACTCAAGGAACGAACGAGGGCATCTCCGTACAGCAGAACTATTCACCCTCGAATGCTGCTCTGCTCATCGCGGACAACGGCGTCACGCTGGCAAACACCTACAGCGAAACTTACACAGACTATGGGCAACCAGCTTCAACTGTGTTGAGCGGGACGGACAACGCTCCCATGCAGTTGGTTCCCTACAACTATTCCATTTCACCAGCAGCTAACTCGGTAGCGCTCACCACGGGGCAATATTCCATCAGCACTGCAAGCATTGGCACGTTCACTCTAACTGCCGTGGCAAATGCTTCTGGTGGAAATACTGTTTACACGGGCACGTTCAGTTCTCCGAGTGGGGCTTCAAACGGATTCGTGGGCTTTCGCTTCACCATTGCAGGCTTTACTCATGCCGCCAACAACGGCACGTTCACTTGCACGGCTTCTTCAGCGACCGCGCTCACACTCAACAATGCGAGCGGCGTGGCCGAGACTCACGCGGGCACTGCTGAGGACATCGGAAACACCTATCACTTCTCGTCAGCGGACTCGGGTAAGTCTGCCAATGTTTGGTACCAGTTCAACTACTCGTTGCTGATGCAGCAGGACATCGCAATCGTTCCGGCGTCCTCCGTCATCAATGGGACTTCGGTTCCCTACGCGGTTCAAGTGAGCAACCAGTACACGCCGACCTCGAACATCAATGTGCAGTATTACGGCGAAAACAATCCGAATGCTGGAGTCACGCTCACGCAAGTCTCTGGCACGCCGACCGCAGCGGGAACGTATCGCTTCTTTGGAGCGATCAGCGCTGGCGGAACTTACTACACCTATTACCAGTTCTCTGCTGCCGATTTAGGCAACGAGATAATGATGACGTGGGGCTACACCAACCAGTCGGCGGTTGGGCAGTCGGCGCCCGAGCTTATCAATTTCGAGTTGTTTGGCGGTGCTCAAGGTCAAGCCGTGTGGCCGTTCTTGGAGAATGGCGGCTCATGGCAACTTGGCGGTGGGAGCGCCAACGTTGCATCAGGCACGATGCCGGGAGACCCCGGTCAGGCTCTGGGGTACACAAAGATTTCTTACGTCGGTTACGGTCCGATGTTCCTCGGCGAATCGGCGCAAGTTCAGGACAACACTTTTGAGGTTCTGACTGCTGATGCCTTCGGCGGCGGCATAACAGACTGCAATCCTGTTCAGTGCATTTATCGCGTGCTCACCGACAATAGCTGGGGCTTGGGCAGCGGCACCGTTCCTTTCCCTGTCTCTGCTATTGACAACGGCGCAAGCGGAACGTGGGGCGGCGCTGTAGGAACCCCTGGCACTCGTTCTGTGGGCAGCACCGCATGGAACTGGTTCGCCGCTAACAACTTCTTTATTTCACCAAAGCTCGACTCGCAAGAATCAGCCGCCAGCGTCATGGGCAAGTGGCTTGAGGCTGGGATGTGCGCTGGCTTCATGTCTGAGGGTTTGCTCAAGCTGGTCCCGTACGGCTCGACTTCAGCAGCGGCAAACGGCTGCACATGGGTTGGTCCGCAGTCTTATGTTGTCGCTCTGGATGACACCTGCTTCGTTGCAAAGGAAGGCGAAGATCCAGTCAAGCTGACGCGCTCTCCTTGGCAGGACGTTATCACCAAAACGCAGATTGGTTTCTCCAACCGCGCCAATCAATATCAGGATGACGTTTGTCAGGAGTCGGATCAGGCAGCAATCAACCGCTTTGGACTGCGCGTTGAAGAGCCCGTGTCTTTCGACTTCATCAAGACACTGACATCGGCAACGTTCGCGGCTAACATGCGCGTAAAGCGTTCGACGAGCATTCGCAACACCTATGAGTTCACGCTGCCGTTCATCTACTCCTACGTAGAGCCGATGGACATCGTTACGATCACAACCTCTAGCGCATGGGCTGCTGGTCTGAACAACATCAATCTTGCCATCAACAATCTTCCTGTTCGCATAACGAAGGTCGAGGATGATCCTGTCGATGGACTGAAGATGACCGCTGAGGACTATCAAGCGCTGGCAGCTGAGCCTGTGCTGTTCAATAAACAAATCAGCGCTGCTTCTGTGCTTGTGAACCAGTGGGCACAGCCGGGAAACTCTGAAGTCGTAATGTTCGAAGCGACTAACCGCCTCTCGAAGCAGCAGGGTAACACCATTATGATTGGGGCTTGCGGCACGACTGCACAGTGGGGCGGTTGCAACATCTGGGTATCGCGTGATGGCTCAAATTACGCTCAAGTAGGGACTATCCAGCAAGCAGCACGCATGGGTGTGCTCGCGTCCTCTCTGGCTACCGGCTCCGATCCAGACACCGTCAACTCCATCGTAGTAACCCTCGCAGAGAATTGTTCGCCGCTGGATGCTGGTTCAGATGCTGATGCCGACAACGATGTGACGATGTGCTTCATTGGAAGCACGACCGCTGAAGAGGTCATATCCTACAGCGCATGCTCTGTCACTGCTGACAATCAGTACACGATGAATGGCTACCTGCGCCGTGGACAGATGGGCACTTCCATCAACTCGTTCGCTGCTGGTTCACTGTTTATGCGGTTGGATGACAGCGTTTTTCAGTACCAGTACGACCCAACGTGGGCGGGACAGACTCTCTATTTCAAGTTCCAGTCCTTCAACCAGTTCAATAACAATGCTCAGCCGCTGTCTTCACTCACAGCGACGACGTTCACGGTGCCCGGACTTAATCCCGGCACAATCGACGCCTCCAGCGGTCTCAATCTGGTCCCGAACTACAACGGGACGGGCTACGGTCCGCTGGGCTGGGCACCTTGTTACGGTCCTTCTGCGTATAGCAACGTCGTCAACTTCGGGTCATCTTATTATGCGTATCCGGGATACAACTCCGATTTTGGCGGAGCCAATCAGAATTACTTCTACGGTCGCATCGTTGGCTTTCTGATTCCCTCGGTAACGGGTGAGTACACCATTGGTCTGAACTCTGACGATGGCGCAAATCTCTACATTGGCGGAATGCTGGTGGGTACAGACAATCTCGCGGCTCGGCATGCTATGTCGGCCAACCTGACATATTCCAGTGGCTCATCTGCTCAGATTCTGCTGACCAAGGGAGTCTATTATCCTCTCGTTATTGAGTGGCAGAGTGCTCTCGCACCGTGGGGACTCCAGCTTCTCTGGACACCACCGAAGGGTTCAACTGAACTCATCCCCGACGGTAACCTGTCCTCCGTCAACACCAGCATCAACAGTGCGCTTACTTACACCGTTTGGAATGGCTCACAGGCTCTGTGGTTCCCGTCAGGAAACGGTATCACTGACCCGGCGAACAAGACGCTCTATGGTCCACCGACCAACGGCGGCGGTACGGACATCGTCAACTCTGTCACTGCTGTGGCTAATGCAAGCACAAGCCCCGTGGCGGGAAATGCCTTCCAAGTTCCGGGCTGGATCGTGGGACAAATCTACAACCCGGCTGGTCAGATCGAAATCCAGATTCCCTCGACCGCAAGTTCTAACGAGGGGTACATCTTCAACTTTTCTCAGAACTCTGGCGCATATCCCTGCTACTTGGTGAAGTCATCAAGCTTCTCGGCCAACACACAGGCGTCTCCGGCTGGTATTGCTTACTATGGCAGCACGACTGGTGCGATTACGGGATGGATGAACGTTGCCATCTACATTGGTGCTAACGGATACATGGCAGCTTGGGTGAATGGCAATCTCGTAGTGGACTGTACTGACTACACCTACACGCCTAATCCCGCTGCACTTAAGTATGGCATCACTCCGGGGTTTGGAAGCAGCGGTTATAAGCTCGCTCCTTCTCCAAATGCTTCAGGAGCGGGAAGCACTGGTTTGAACTCCCAAGGCAGCATCTCGACAATATCGGACTACGCATTCAGCTATACCTCCACGACTACCACTATCACTTGGTCTTGGAGTGCATTCGATATTTACTGCCCCGATGGAAGCACTTATACGGTAGCTGCAAGCACCGGGACCGCTACTTCGCGCTCTGGAAGCAGTGGAACCAGTTACGGCGGTACGACCCCACAAGAGTTCTCTGGCTTGACTGCGAGCACGACCTACTACTTTTCTCCCTATGTCGTGTTGAATGCCAACGGGACTGCGACAGTGGAAATTCTGTACACGAGCACCGGCGCTCCAACGCTTGCGCAGATGGTTCAAGTTGCGAACGGAGATGGCAATGTACCCTGCTCCAACTCGGTCTATGTCACAGCAGCGACAACCGCATCCGGTAGTGGGGGCGGCTCTGGTGGTGGCGGTTCTCACACCTGCTTTACGCCAAACACCAAGGTCAAAACGCAACGCGGCAATGTGGCATTCGCCGAGCTTGTTCCTGAACAGGACCAAGTGCTAACAGCGCGTGGAACGTGGAGAACAATCACCTGCCTCATCACTAAGAACTATCTCGGCCCGATGCTTGATATGGGAGACGATGAACTTTCTACGCTCTCGCATAATGTTCTCGACGGTTCTTGGAAGCAGATGCATGAGTTGAAAAAGTTCCCTGCTGTTCATTATGCGGGAACGATTCACAACATGTACATCGAAACGGACGAAGAAGATGACGGTTCGCAGCCTGACACGGAGCACAGCTACACGTTATCGAACGGTCTAGTCGTCCACAATGTTCAAACGTAAGAAGGAACAGCCCCATGATGATTAGTATTTATTTCGTTTCGCCAACTGGCGCTTCTGCCGTGCAGCAAGCATTACGCGGCATTCAGGGACAGTCCACGCACGGCTGGCGCCCAGATGGTGACGACAAACAAGTGATAGGCATTGTGCAGGTGTTTGGTAAGGGAGACCCAGAGCGGATCGCTGACGCTTTAGAGGCGGCTGGTATTCTCGTATTGCCAGATCACAAAGGAACAGAATGCATCGCGCCCGAGCATCATGAGAAGCTCAAACGGCATGGCGTTTTGCCCACGGATACGACAAAGCAAGCAATCGCCAAGGTTCATGCTATCGCAGGGTTTCCGCCGTTGAAGCCGAAGCGCTTCTAAGAGAAAAAGCCCCTGACAGAAATCTTCTGTCAAGGGCTTGGGCTTTCGGGGTTTTCAATACTCAGACGGCAACAGAAACGTTGTGTAGGAACGGTCTCGTTCGGTGATTATCCAGAACTTCGTACCGTTGCTCATGCGATACACAGAGAGAAGTCGTTCACCAAACAAGAGGCTTTCTTCATTCGCATTCCAGTCCTCTTTGTTGACCTCTCCCCAATCTCCTGCAATGTGCCGTATCAAGAAGGCTTGAGGATCATCCCCGGACTTCTTGAACTCTTCCAGCACGCCGGGAGTTGCGACTACTGAGCCAGGACTGAATTTGATTCCGCTCATTTTGTCCTCCCATAGTGCTGCTGGGCGAACTTCTCAGCCCTGTTCTCGTCATTGCAAGCGCAGTCGATGTGCCCTAACTCGTGAAGCAGGATGAAATCAGGGCGCCGTCCCATTTCCGGGTTCAGGAAAATATCACCGCGTACGACCGTCATCTTGCTTTTGAAATTCGTGAAGGCATGGTTGGTGTCGAATGCGTCTGCTTTCCGCTGCAAAAAGTTCCAGTCAGCATCAGAGCAGGCAATCACTATCGTCCAATCCTTCGGGTACGCAGCGGGTAGCTGATTGATGGTTTGCACTGCGATGGGGAGCGCTGCGCACGACTTGCTGGTTGTGAAAACGTTGACGGCGCTCGCCGGAATTGCGGCGATGAGGAGTGTTAAAATACACGACAGCCTTTGGATTCTCGTCACTGGGTTCTCCTTGGGTTAGGCTTTGGCGGGGATTGGCGTCCCCACCAGAGCCGTTACTTTTTCCTGCTACTTAGTTTTCACAGCTTTCTCCAAAATCGTAACGATCAAATTGCTCAGCGATCTGTTCTCTTTCTCGGCCAGCTTCTGCAACTTCTCTCGAAGCTCTTCTGGGATTCTTACTGCTGTAACTGGTGTGTTCATGTATACCAGTGTATACGACTGTAATACGCTTGTCAACGAATAAATGGCGTACAGGCAAGCCCTGCCTCCTCAACACCTAGCCGTGTATGTGATTTCTGAGCCGCTATGTGTAGACATAGCGCAAGCGCTCGCTAATATCCCGGCAGCGCGGTGCTCAACAAAGGGAGCAGTTCGTGTCAGATCAACTCAACGACTTCATTGCCACACAGCACCAGACGAATCTTCACTTAACGGAGAGCATGGCTCGCGTCGAGACGCTAGTTGCAGAGACGAACAAGCGGCTATTCGGCGGAGACGGGCAAGAAGGCGCCCTGCCCTACATCATGCGGCAATCTGAAGAGACGAAGAAGGAACAGAGTGAGCGCCATGCTGCGCTTGAGAAGCGCACAGGGAAACTCGAAACGTGGCGCACCGGAACAATAAAGTGGGTCGCTGGCGCCATCGCTGTACTTGCACTCGAAGGCTCCGCACTCGCCCTCTACTTTCAGCACCTCTCAGGCAAGGTCCGCTAAAGCATCGTGCGCCGCTATCCCAACCTCGATTCCAACCAACCAGACATCGTGAAAGCACTGCGGCAAGCAGGGGCTTCGGTGACATCTCTGGCGAGTGTTGGCAATGGCTGCCCAGATTTGCTCGTCGGTATCCGCAAAGTGACCACAGTGATAGAGGTCAAGGACGGCGCGAAGCCTCCGAGCAAGAAAACACTGACCGAAGCCGAAGTGAAATGGCACGACGGATGGCGCGGCAGCAAGCACATCGTTGAATCGGTTGAGCAAGCTTTGGCTGTATTAGCAACGCTCTGACCCCGAGACTCAAGCGCGTGCTCGTGCCCGCGACTTTGCCAGCCCCGAGACGACTCGATATAGATATTCCCCATTCACGCTAATTCTGTCGATTCGATCTTCGCCCATGTGAGATGCGACTTTTCTGAACTCTTCCACTCGCACATTGATGAGATTCGCCACGAATGGTTCTGGAAAGTAGTCATTGTTAGCCGCGACGTTCTCTGTCGCATATCGCGCCCAGGCGAGTTCCAGTTGGTCCGACAAAATCTCTATCTTGCGTTTGCTTTCTGCCTCTTCGAGCTGGAACTCAGCCAGCCTTTCGGCTGCTGATTGGGGTTGCGGTTTACGAAAGAGCCTGTTCAAAACTTTAGGCACTCCTGCGAGGAGCCATTGAAGCCAGCTTGGCATAGTCAATCTCCCTCGCATTCATTATCCCACCGAGTGTCGGGCAAAAGCCTCAGAAATCTAGAGCTTGCTGTGTTTCCGCTGGAGCAGGAGCTTTACTCGTGACACTGCTCATCTTGCCAAACAACGTATCGATGGGCGTAGAGTCCTTGCTTTTGCTGAATGCCTCTCTGAATTTATCGAAGAACAAGAGTTGCCAGCCGTGACTCGTAAAGAAATCGCTAAAGAGTGGTGACTGCATCTTGCGGTCGAAATCTGCCTTCCGCTCTTCTGGCAAAACCATGACCTTCAACACACCCTCTGGGAGATTTGATCCTCGTTGTAAAGCACTCGTCATGGTTGTGGTCGATTCAACCTCAAAAGCAGCATAGACAGCGTCGTCCTTCAACCATAGCAAATCCATCAGCAATACATCTCTGAGATTCGTGACGCCGTTAAGCTTCTTTGGTTTGGAGGTAACCAGAGTAGCGAGGCGAACACCTCCGGCGAGACCATCTGCTGTCGCGGCCTGCTCAGGCTTGCCTATGCAAATATCAAAACCCTGTGCCTTTCCGACTCTGGCGAGGAGAGCAATGATTTCGGAGTGTGACCGAATTCGCTCTCTAATCTCTTGCTTTAGCATCCACTCCCCTGTGCTTCCAACCTTGCGTGCATAGGTTTCGAGTGCCTGTTTGATGCTGGTGCTATCTGATGTGAGCGAATTCGGAAATTCACGGCTCACGCCATCCCACACTTCAGTAAAAGTGACTCTGGCCTTTTCATGCAAGATACGAAAGACTGTTTGCTCGACACGTTCGCTCAGAGGGATTTCTTTGAGGCGTGCAACAAACAATGGATCCTTAAACCACCAGAGTCCCCCAGTTGCGGCGCCTATTTTTGCGCTCTTCAACACAAATTCTTTGCCCAGAGCTTCCTGAAGTACAGTCTTCACATCCAACCCCGTATGCAGTGTGCCGAAAAATCCCTGCCGCGCCAGAACGGGGTCCACATAGTTGACCAAAATT